CTGTAATTTCACTAACCTTATCTACAACGGCTTTAATGCCTGTAGCTTCTGTTATTTTAGAAATTGTATCACCTAAACCTTTACTCTTTTTTGTCATCTTTTAATTTATTTAATAATTTATCTTTTACCTTGTCATCTTCTATTAAATCAAGTAATTTATGTATCGTGTAAGAAGATGCTTCATTTATACTTAATCTAAAACCTTCTTCAGTTCCTAATACATAAGTTTTGCCTTTCTCATCACTAAAAGAAACCATATCATATTTCTTTATTAGCTCTGTATTAGCTTTTTTTATTGCCCTAATAATTCTGCTTTTTTTCATATTATCGCTAATAAAAATAATGAAATCATTATTATTGTTACTGTTGCTACTATAAAATTAGCTATTATATCTTCTCTATCTTTCATTTTTTAAATAGTTTTTCACGTTATTAATTGCCTTGTAAATAGTTGCTCTTGATATTCTTGTTGCTTTAGATAAAGAATTTAAACTATGTGAATCACGATAATATATTCTAAATAATTCTGCATCAAACCAATATAAGTCTTTTAGTTTTTCCTCTATCCATTCTAACTTTTGTTCTACTAATTCTTTATCTTCTGTATTCTTTTCTGTGTTGTCTGGCGATATTGCTTCGATAATTCCTGTAACGTGGTATTCATAGTATTTATTATAAGTGTAATAAAATCTGCTTGTTTTAGAATGGTATTGATTAAGCATTACTCTAGCTATGTAGAATGTTAATTGTTTTTTTTCTATAATCTCATTAATCCTGTCTTGGTCGCATTTATATAGTTCTTCAATAACAAAACTAAATAAATCATCTTTACCTTTTTTACCTGCGATATTATAAGCCATATCTTTTAGCTTGTTATAATTATCAATCAGGTATTGGTTCAACATATTTTGATTACTGAGGGTATATTTTTCAGCTTCATTAAATTATATTCTACACTACTAATTTTAGATATATCTATTTCTATTATATTGCTAAAACGATTGTGCAATTTCTTATAAATATAATTTTCTATATTATCGTTTTTTGTCAAATCTCGTAAAATAAAAGATAGTTCAGCACCGCTATCAAACAAAATTGTAAACAACCTATTGTTAGTATCTGTGTAATCCCAGAATAATCTTTCGTTCCTACTATTAAAAAATGTTCTCTTAGCTTTCAAAATAATTTTTCTTGTTTGTATTTGTTTTTATTAATTTCTAAAACTGATTCTAATATAGTTTTACCAGCTTCGTAATCTACTAGGTTTCTTGCTATCTTATTAGCGATTTGTTTACCCTTATATTTTCTAAAATCGTAATCGTGGAAATTAGACAATGCAGTTATTAAATTTTTTGTTCTTGCTAAGTCTGGGTTTTTTCTCGTGCTTAAAGTATTAGGTAATTTGAAATTCACCCAATATAAATGTCTATTTCTTTTTTCTGCAGGAATTAAAGTATTATAAAAAGGTATTACATTCTCTATGCAATACTTCCCTTTATAATAATGTTTTAAAAAAATAATTTCTTGATATAAAGCCATATCAGGGTATTTCATTTTTCTTTTATTTTTCATAGATACATTAAACCTACTATGCGTTGGACAAGGTGGTGATGACCAAATAAAATCATATTCTTTATAATGATCTAACAAGTATTGGTGTGCATCTGCAATAATTACTTTATCATTAGGAAATCTTTCTTGATATAACCTAGCAAGTTCTTCATCCCATTCAACTGCAGTAACTTCTATATCTTTTTTAACTTCGTTCCACTTGTATCTGTTTCCACCAAGACAAGCGTATAAATTTAGTATTTTCATATTATTTTTCCTTTTAAATAACTATCTATAACTTCTAGTGCTTCATCTATTCCTGTGCAAATATGTGCCTTATATCCTCGTTCATTTAACTGACCACACCACCAATTTTGCTCATTAGTTGCTTTATTATATCCCACCTTTAATTCTATAGCAAGTCCACAATATATTTTTTTTCCTATTTTAGATATTTCATAAATAAACAAATCAGGAAAACCTTTCTTATACCCTGTCGCTTTTGCCTTGTTTCTTTGACTATGAAATTTCTGATACTGTCCGCCCATTGATCCACAGTATAAAACATTCTTTAAATCTAAGTATTTACATACTGCTTTTTGTAATTGATATTCTTTCATATACAACTTTCTAAAATTTCTTTACATAATTCATAAGGCACTATTGATCTTAAATAGTTTCCTTTTAATCCTTGTGTTCCTGTTTGTGAACCTCGTGGAGCTGATTGGTGGTGACAATTCTTGTTTCCATTAAAACACATTTCTCTTGGTTTCCAACCTTTTGGATTAAACCAATCTGCTAAATGATTATTCCATATGTCGGTGGGTTTCATTCTATCTTCTTTATATTTACAATAGCACACTGTTGCTCTAGGTATTTCTTTTACAACATCTAATTTTCTTAATTTACCTCTTGGGTTTTCTATAAAAAAATACTTAGGCTGACACATATCAATTATATCTAATGTTTTTTGCACAATCTTAACACCTAATTTTGCTTGTTCAGTTTTTGGTGTATGGTCTTTATTCCAATGGTGACCAATACTAGCAACACTAAAATAGGTACAAGGTGGAGATGCCCAAATAATATCAGGTCTAAATGGTATTTTGTTTATATCAAAATCTAATATATCAACTACATAATCAATTTTATTAAATTCTTTATAATCTGTTGTAAATGTTTCCATTCCCATTTCTTGAGCTACCTTACTGAATGACCTTGATCCTGCAAATAATTCTAATACTTTCATTTCTTAACCCATTTAGCTTGACCATTGTAATTATTTATATCCTTAACATAACCTATAGATTCTAGGTGTTTATGATACTCTTTAGTCTTATTGACATCTTGTTCTATTCTTTTTGCATAATGAATATCATAATAATCAGGAAAAGAAATATCATTATAATAATTGCTTTTCTTTACTTTACTCTTATCTACTTTACTATACTCTACTTTACTAGCATTGCCGTTGCTATGCGGTTGCATTGCCTTTGCATTATTCCATCTCTTTTTTGCATTCTCTTTAGCTATATTACTTTTATTATTTATCTCATCAATTTGATTATTTAATCTTCTGGAATAAAAACAACCATCTTCTATAACAAATAAATCAAAATCTTCTATTACTTGCTTTAAGATTTTAGAATCACATTGTAAGCCATAAGCCAATATATCATATTGACTCATACATATTTTATTTTCTTCTGTGAATAATAATTCTAGTAATGCCCAGAACACCCCATATCCTTCATATCCGAGTGTTGCCCTTAGCTTTATAATTCGGTAATCGTTTCTTGCTGTTGAGTCGTGGTTAAAGTAAGTTTTTTTCATAGTATAGTAGTTAAGATAATGCCTGTGTCAATATAGAAAAAGAATAAAACAAGTAAAACACAGGCACTATCAGGATTAATTAAAATGGTAAGTTCTCATTAGTGTCATTATCAATAACAAGATTTTCTTCTAAATTAATATTTTTTACATTTAAAGTATTAAAAAACTTGCCCTTCCATTCATTTGATTTAATATAAAACTCTATTGTAGCATAACTATCTAGCTTAACATATTGTTCGTGAACAGCAATTCTTTCTTTACCAAATATCTCAAACTGATATTTATTATCAAAATCTGTTCCTGCTTCTATTATTGTTATCAGCATTTTTTCATAAGGATCACCGCCCTTTTTATTCTCAATAGTTTCTATTTTTTTGTCTATTATTTTACCTCTTATTTTATACATTTTATTTATTTTTTAATTATTATTTCTTTTAAATGATTCGCTTTCATCTTCAGCAAAAACACCAAGTTCGTAAAAACCTGCTAATTTTAAAACTGCTCGGCTCATTGCTCTTTTTTCTGCCATCTCCATTACATACCAACTATTAGTGTTTCCATCTTTAAATGTATTGCCTTTTAAAGCACTACCAAATGTTTCTATAAATTTTTTATTTGCTTCACCTATTGCTTTAACTACTGCAAAATTAGGCTCACATTTAATAACTTTATATTCAATAACAATTTCCATATTAGCCTGAATCTTGTCAATTCCTGCACGAGTTATAATTGTGTAATGTTGATGCTTAAACACATCTTCATCAGTTAAATTATTTTCTACAAATAATCTATTTAGTATTTCTTTTTTTGTCATAACTAAAATGGTTTTATAAATTTAACAATATCCAAGTCAATAAGTTCACAAAGCCTTTCAGCATCATTTACACTTAGTTTGCTTGGGTTATTTATTTTCTTTAATGTTGTGGGATAAGACCAATTCAATGCTTTCGCAATATCCATCTTATTCATTTCCTTAATAGACATAGCAATCTTTATTACTTGCCTACGCATCTGTCTTGAATTCATATATTTATTTTTATAGTTAAAGCACAATAATAGTAAATATATTTAACAAAACAAAAAGATTATTTAATACTTATTAACAATCACAATGTTAATAACTTATAAACATTCTTTTCTATTTTATTGTTTGTATATAAAGTTTTTTTTATATATTTGTAGAACAAAACAATTAAAACAAGTATTAAATTAAAACAAGTATTATGAATAATTCAACTAAATGGCAAGTATGGGTAAACAAGGACAGCCAACCTTTAATAATAAATTTACCTTTTAATAGTGTAAAAAATGCTCACGAATTTATATGGGAACAAATAGGCATAAGACCTAGTAGCATTAGTAAACTATAATTAAGGTCGTTTGAGCGACTAAAAATAGACATTAGGCTCAAAGCGTCCCCTACTAGCTAGGGGGGTTGTATAAACAAGTATTATTAAAAATATAGAAAAATGAAAAAAGAATTTAGAAAAATTTATAAAAAAGAAGAATTATTACTTTTAGATAAAGAATTTTTAATCAAGGCAATTATTTCACTAGAAAGAGATAGATATAATTTGGAAGAAGAATTATACGAAACCAAGAAATTTTTTTCAGAAATAATGAAAAAGAAATAATTATGAGAAAGTTTAATTACGCAATATTATCAATTTGTTTAGCCTATATGATAGGCAGATTTTTAACCACATTAATTTTTGGGATATGATAAAAGAATATATAATAACAGGCGAAGGATATTACAATACGCAAGTTGCAAGTCCAACATCTTTAAAGCCAATAGGAGATATTACTTGGCAAAGAGGAGCTATACACTTTAAAGGCACTCCAGAGCAATTAGACTCCTTTATAGATACATTAATACAAGATGAGACCTATTTTAAATATAGAGACCATTTTACTAAAGATGAATTTAATAACCTAGAAAGAATACCTATATTATGATAATAAAATTAAAATGGGGCACACATAAACAGATAGTTTATGATTACCTAATGAAAGGAAACAAAATAACTACTAGAACCGCTATGATTGATCTGGGGATTGGAGATTTACAGGGTACGATAAGAGATTTAAAGAAAGCAGGGGTTCTGATTAAAGATAAGTATATCAGCGTTCCAACTAGATATGGTAAGAACGCAACAGTAAAAGAATACTGTTTAGCTAGTTTATTTTAGATTTTTGATAATCTCACTAAGTCGCTTTTTTATACCTTTGGTATCATAAACTTTATTCAAGTTTTTATCATAGGTATAATAAGCGTTTAGTTTGATTTCTTCGCTATATATATTGTTATCCATAATTATAATTCCATTAGTAAAGATATGGGCAATTTTCCAGAATCCAAAACACAAGCACAACCAATTACTTGGCGTTTAAAATTCTTAGCGTAAGCTGCCGCATAACTTTTATGGTTTATTCCTACACCTGTTTGACAGGCAAATACTCTAAATTTTTTTCCAACTAACCACCTAACATAACCCTCAGTATGTGTGTGTCCACAAACACTTGACATCATATTGTTTTTTGCTTTTGTATATGCTTGACCACCTTCACCATGCTCATATAAAACATCATCATAAATAACGCTTTCTACCCAATTCCAATCAGGTGTCTTTAATACTTCATTGTAACCTTTAATCCATGCTGAAGGGATTCCCCCTGTCATAGATTTTCTAGAAGCCATTCTATCGTGGTTGCCCACGCAAACATCTATTCCATTTGGGACAGTATCGTTGTTAAATGCTTTATACCACCTAGCTACTCTTTTAATTGCATATTTTAATTCATCTCCTGCACTTAATCCATCTGGGTCTGATTCGTGGTAGCTAAACCCGTGCGAATCTATAATATCACCAATAAAAATTACTTGGTTGCAATTCCATTTATAATACTGTTTTACGCAATGGTCTAGGTATTCATCTAGGTCAAAAGGGCAATGTAGGTCACCCACAATAAGAATGTTGCGGATGTCATTAGACCGACTAGCTTTTATTAAGTCATATTCTGACTCTGTTAGTCTAGGTCGGTATGGTCGTAAATTATCTATTTCTTTTTAATTTTTTCAATCGTTCTTCCCGCAAAATATGATCCGTAAACTACTAATAGCAATTGGGTGTAGATTGGACCATACATTGGGTTCATTGTGAATCTTCCTACGTTACCATCAAAAAATGATATTAAAACAAATATCATAGTTAAAAAAGCAAGTGTCATTGGTCTGATATTTGCAGGTAACCAACCCGCTTTAGCATCAGCTTCCCAACGCCTTGTTACTTGTTGTTGTGCATTAGCTTCAGCGTTAGCTAAGATTTCTTGCATCTTATTTTTTAAAGCTAGTTTTTCTTCTTTAGTTGTTACCACTTCATCAATGATTTCTGAAGCGTTTCCTATTATAGATTTAAAAATTCCCCCTAGCATTATATTGAATTATATTTGATTAAAGGTCTATATTTAGTTTTGTTGTTTTTGTCTTTATAAGCAACTAAAGTTTGTCTTCTGTTATCGTTTATTTTCCAACTAAGATGAATCCAAGAAGGGTAATCTGTGTCTTTGTTTGCTGTTGGTGGTGGTGTTCCAAACTCTAAAATACATTGGTCAAAGTCTAAATCTAAATCTATAAGTGCTTTATATATTTTAAGGTTATCCATTTTACCACGCTTAACAAACTGACAATCAATTGCTTCTGCCTTCGTATGTTGGCTTGTAATTTTACTACCCAAGACTACACAGAGTTCAGGACTTCTATAACCACTCGTAATCCTAATAGAACCAACTGCATTCCTGAGTGGCTGTAAAAGGTGAGTGGCTAGAAGTCTTAATTTGATAATTTGTTCCTTGTCGGGGGTATTATCTATTCCACGCCTTAATGCCGTGTTGCTTTTAGTTAACTCGTGCAACGTAAAATTCTTTGTTAATCTCATTCAAATTTTGCTAAATAAACCTTGTCTATTGCATCTTGTAAATCATCAATAGATATTTCTAGTTCCATCATTATATTTGCTTCATACCTTGCAATCTCTACATTGTTATCAAATACAATTAAAGTAGGTACTGCAAGTATATTGTGCTTTTCTTGTTCTTCTGGATTGTGGCAAATAACAACATTAGATTTATCACAATCTTTTAAAGCTGAAATACTATAATTATTATCAGCATTCCATTCACTATTATAATGAACTACTTTTACTTGAGCATAACAAGAACCAATACAAAAAAATAAAAGTCCTATTATTATATATGGTAAACTACTAATTGACATTATCCATTTTGTTTCTTAAATACTTCATATCTTCCTTAATCTCTTTAACATCTTCTTGCGTAGATAGTATAGAAGCTCGTATTAATTTATCCTTCAGTTCAAACTCTTTCTCACTAATAGGCATTTCAGGTAATGTCTTTGCAATTTCAACTTCTGCCATTAAAGTAAAATAAGTAGCAGACAATGATATTACAAAACCTATTATTAAAGCTATTGTTTTTAAATCTAATGTGAATTCTGAATTTTCGTTTATTTTCATTTGTTACAAGAGTTATTACATTTTTTACCTGAGAACTTTTCTACACCACTAATACCAAAACAACCTAACACAACCCACACAAAGCTGTCGTAGACAAATTCATTAATTACTAAATCTTTACCAATCCATCCTGTTACAAGGTCAGCAATCATTATTAAACACATAATTATAAAAGCAACAAATCCAATTATTGCCTTTTCATTCCAATTGTTATTATCTTTAAATATATCCATTATAATTTATATTTTATTAAACCATTTTCTATGTAAATTCCTTCAGGTCTTATTATTGTTCTACCATTAAGGTCATATAATAATCCTGTATTTTTTGATTTATCTAACACTTCTTGCATACCACTATTACAAGGCAATCCTGTTGCACAATCAACATATTCAGTAATAATGATTTCTTGAAATTGTACAATCGTGTCTGTTAGATATTCTGTTTCAATTATTGTTTCAACAATTGTGTCTATCTGTGTTATTATTTCAATGACAGGTATTTCTACAAATACTGTATCACAACTTTCAACATATAATCCACAATCAGCTAGTGTTGTTGGAACGGCATTTGCTTCATCTGCGCCATTGACACAATCGTCCCAGCCATCATTAAGATACTGTAAGCCACCAAGACCATTAGGAACGCAACCAAGAGGGCTATACTGAGTCCAATTAGATTCATCATCTCCACAATAGAAGCCACCTGTTTCCACACATAATTCACAATTTGTTTGACTAAAAGCATATCCATATATTAAAAAGAATAATAGTAATTTTTTCATAACTAAAAGATTAAATAATTAAACCCAAATTTGCACTCATAGACAGGCTTACCCCAATACCTTAAATGTGTTCCCTCTACAAATAATCCTAAGTGCTTTGTAACTCTAACGCCTAATATAGCTCCAGAATCCCAATCTAAGCCTTCTAAGCCACTTTCTCCATACTCATAAGAGAATTCATCTATTCCATAGTGTAAAGGCATTAGATTCGCCCAAATATGAATCCAATAATTTGGATTGTATTTATAGTACGCTAACCCTAGTACTAAACTAAGTTCATTTTGCATACCTAATTTTTCTAATTCTTGCTCATTATAATCAGCTATAGCTTGACCAAAATAGTGTTTGTAGAACTCATCATTAGATGTTGCAAGTAATTCATCATTCTTAAACCAATGCCATCTGCCATTTACAAATTGATTAGAGTAACCAAATTCTTCTGCTAATTGTCTAAAGGATTGTTCTCCTGGAATCCAAAGGTCATCTATTGGTGTAATTCCATAAGGATTGTGTTGTCTAAATACACCACCTAATGTAATATCAAACCCCCCTTTTGTTAATCTTAATCTAGCATCTAATGAATTGTATCTTAGGTCAACACGTTGTCTATCTGTGTATTGTGCTTTTACAACAAATCTTTTGCCTAAGTATCGTAACCAATAATTCTGCTCATTAAGTGTATCACCACGACTGCGTATATACGAATAATTAGCAAGATACTCAAAACCAACAGCATTGGAAATAGTAACATTTTCTGCAACATTGTATTCTGTTCCTGTGAACCAAGTTCGTTTTTTCTGTTCATACGCATAGCGGGCAATTTTACGGATTCCAAAACTTAAATTAAAGTCATAGGGGTTAATCTGTGTAACATCTTCGTAGCCTTTATCCACAGAAATATAGTCTTGATTTTCTACCATACTTGTATTCATACTCATAGAAGTATAAATAGTAGAATACTTGAAAAAGTCAATCTGACTAAATGATAAAAACGGAATTAATAGTAATAAATACTTTATCATAATACTTTTGTATAACAATATGTTACATAAACATCCATTGACCAACCACCAACAAAAGCACCATTAGACCAAATAATAAAAGGCTTGTTAAGAATAGAAGCATTAAGATTCCCAATAGTAGCAACATCACCACTAAAATTAAAACTAGTATCTGCACTAATTAAGTTCATCATTCGACTATGTTTGTCCCAATAAAAACTATCGCTACCATCATCATAGCCAAATAACAAATTTTTTGCAGAAATTTCTACACCTGCAGCATAAGTACACAAACAAGTTACATTAAATACTGTTATCATATACCCACTCAATGCTCCAACTAAAACTTTTTCATTATTGTGTAAGTCTTGAATTTCTGCATTAGATACAGATATTTTATCTGTTTGCATTAAGAATTTAGTGTCGTACTTTTTACTAGTGCCATCTGCTGAGCCTGTACTATCATTTGCATCTACTACCATAAATAAATCGCCTGTACCTAATTGCTCCTCAAGTGCTGTTTTATCGGTTAACCTTTGTCCTGCCATTATTATTAGTTTTAGTTAATTTTTTAATATAATTTTTTAACTTCTTAAAATTCTCCAAACTACTTGGATATTTTCTGCGTTCTTTAACATCCATAAATAGTAATATCTGCTCCTTGTAAAAAACTCTTTAATCTATTGCTTCTAGGTGTTGTAGGTTCAAGATTTATTCCCGCAAAATAATTGTTTACTGTAGGGTCTAAATCAGAACCACTATTGCTAGAATACTCAGGAAATGAAGATGTGTTATCCCTCAAGTAATCTATACATCTTTGGCGGTAAAACTCAGCTGCATCTGTAGCTGTATTCATTACAGGCTCTAAATCTTCATAACTAGCACTAGATGACTGTTCTGTTGCACCCATTACCACTACTGCATTATTGACAAATCTTAATCGTAAATAAGGCACGAGTGAAACGAAGCTAAATTGAACCAATGCAGGTTGTATATAATCCTCTACTAAAGTTTTATAAGCACCTGTTAATGAACTACCTTGAATATCTGATTTTAATTTAGCATCTAAATCAGTTCCTAAAATTGGTAATATGTTCATATCTTGTGCTAATAAGATATAAGGCATAATTAAATCATCTTCAACTGATCCGCCAATCGCTGAATCTTTTTTTAATCGTGTTGCTGAAATATATAATGTGTGCTGTATCGCCATATTGTTATTTTATTTTACGCCTGGATAATGCCCTCTATTTGGCATATTCTCAGGTGCTATTACTGCATCTTTAATTCCTCTTGGTTTTGGTGTATACGTTTTAGGTATACTATCTGTTTTTTTGTAGTCATCCATACTTTCTGCATCTTTCAATTCTGTTCCCTCTTTTAATCTATATAGAATCACCTTCCAGGCGTGGCGACAATAAACTCCCCCTTTAAAGCGAAACAAATCGTACGGTCTACCTTTATGTCCTAATTGTCTATTTACCCCCTCTCTACTAGCTTTGTCAATATCTTCAATTCTATATACAAATCCTGCTCTTGATAACTGCATCATATTCTTGCAAAATGTTCTAGTAGATTTGCTTGGCTTTCTACTTTTCTTTATGTATTTAAACCTCACCCTATAAAATGATTTATCTAAATAACTTTTTTTATCTTCTTTGCTAACTATTTCATCAGCAAAATTATCTTTCTTATGCTCTTTAATTAATCTTTCTGCCCAATCCTCGTAATCCTCTACATAATCTTGCTCATCTACAATTTCCCACTTTTCTTCATCAATCTTTTCTCCTTTTAAATTATCTAATAATTCTTCAAATTGGTCATCTGACAAATCATCTCTGACATTCTCTATTTCTTTAACTTTTTTTTTTGCCCAACTTTGTCCTGCATCACCACCCCACAATGCCCAAGCTATTCTACCTGCACTAGGAAAACCATCTTCACCTATCTCAAAACCTTCTGCTTTTTTATCTACTTCGTGTCTAGCAAAAAAACTGTTCATTCTTTTAATCGTGTCAAAAGATAGATTGTCACCATTCTTAATGTTCGTTGCTCTAGCTACTGCAACTTGTGTGCCACCTCTACCATATTCTCTACGCCACTCTAAACCCTTTTTTGCTTCTTCTACCATTCCTTTTGTTGGTTTAGTATCTATGTCCTGTAAGTCTTTAAATTCTTGCTTTAAATCATCAGTATCTATATCTTCTTTTGTAACACCTTCTTTTTCTTGGTCTTCTTCACTTTGAGTTTTAGTAACTTCTAAATCAATGAAATCAGCAGGTTTAAGCGATTTAAAGTACAAATCAAGGTTTATATCATTAACTCTAAATATCTTCTCTAAACCTTTTAAAAGTGTGTTCTGAAACGGAATTACAACTGTGTTATTAAATAAACTGTAAGCATCACGTAATTCATCAGCATTATTTCCTAAACCACCACCCTCTGAACGAATACCGAATAATATCGGTGATGTAACTCTATGACCTGCCAAAATCTGATTTACTGACTGCTTTGACATTTCCACCCAAGCATTTTGTGCATCATTCATTTGGATAGGTTCTATTGTGGGTGTAGTTTCCTTGCCATCGTTGAACGTGATTAAGATTTTACCTGCATTTCCTGTCCCTGCAAATTTTTGATTTAATTGTCTTTCAATGGTTCTTCTTTCCTCTTCTGTAGGTACACCATTAGAAAATCCAACGTGCATTGATGGTGTCATACCACTTGTAATGTTAGCTAAATGAAACTGTGCTATTTCTAATTCCATTTGAATCCAATCAGTCGCTGCAACGTAATCAGGAGCAAAACCATAAAACAAAGCAGGGTTTTTATCTCTAATCATTAAGATTTGACTAGCTTGTGTTCTGTCTTCTGTATTAAAAGCTGCATAAGGTCTAGGTTTGTATTCTCCCTTTTTAGCTTTAGACCAATCAGCAGAATAGTAATAATGTTGTATTTCACCATCTATCATTTTACCGCTTCTTATGTATTGAGCAGGTATATGGTGTATTTTAGCAATCTTGCTTCTATCTCTTGACCATATTACGTTTACATAACAACCACCAAATAGCTTTAAATCTAATGCTAGGTCTTTTAATACATCATCATCAGAATTATGTAAAAGTTCTGTTAATCTTAAATATGATTCTTTAGTGTCTGTAGATTCATCAACATTAGTTGCTGCTAAACCTTCACCATAGATCATTGCTCCTATTGACTTTACCAAAGCACCATTGATAGCACTTCCTAAGAATAGTTCAAGCAAGTAATTTGGGTAAAGGTTATCCTCACCAAAAGAAACCCAATCATTTCTAGAATCTTCTACTAAGTGAGGTATGTTGTAATGTGATAATTTTATTAAATCTAAATTCATATTAGTCTATTGTTAAGTAAACATTTTCATTGTTATATGTGCTAGGATTAGCTGTATATTCTGTGTATGTTACTGATGATGTCCCTGCTGCTCCTGTTAAATTTGCAACTCCATTATATAGTATATTTAGCCCTTCAGGATTAGCATTAGTCGGACTGCTATTTTGATATAGTGTTACATCATAAAAACCTAAAGGATATTCAGGTGTAGCTACCTTTATAATCCCTGCTAATTTAGAATCAATTGACCTTGATGTAAAAAGAAATAATCTAACAAACCTATTATTATAATTTGTGTCATCTATTGTTGCAACAGGCGTAAAATATAAATCTCTACTTGTAAGCTGACTTTTTAAATTCATTAAAAAACCATTACTAGTATTAAAGTTAGAGGTTACATAATTTTTTAAATTTAAATAAAAAAAATTAGTTGTAGTAGTTTCGTCTTTATCATATATTAATTGTATCATACTTCTTTGTATAATTCATAAAAAATTTCAGGATATTGTTTTCTTAACGATTCCTTTGCTTCTTCTATTAATGGTGGAACTAAAATTCCTTCTTTTTTAAGCTCCCAAGCCATCTTTTTTTTTCTTTTTAGGTTTGTCTTCTATAAATAAATTATTTCTAACATCTTCTCTAAGTTTTGCAATTTGTGGTTGAGATAAATCATCTAATGGTATTCTAATAGAATCAATGCTTTTACCTTCCCACTCTTTTTTTAGTTTCCAAGCCATAGTAGTTTACTATAAATATAAAAGTTAAGTTATTGTTTTTTAGTGTACAAAAAAAGGGGCAATAAAACCCCCTTTTTCTTTGTTTATAGAGTAACGATTATAATGTTCCTTCTGTAATAGTTAAGTCAGCAAAATCAGACAACCCATCAAACGGCCAATTAGTTTCAGCAGGACCATCACTTTCTTTTATCTGAATTAAAGCGTTATCCTCCTGTGCAGCCCACTCAATAGTGTAACCACTCATATCACCTTTAGCAGCTCCTGTAACTACTGTTCCGCCTGTAACGTGGCAACCATTAACCATACCTAATAAGAATACATTATCCATAGAATCCTGTACAAATATCTGAGCCCTTGAATAAGCCATAAGTCTTAACTCATTAGTCATATCGTGGTCAATCTTTTGTAAGGTAACAGACAATGTTTGCTCAAAAAATGCAGTTCCATTAGCATTGTCAGAATTTACATTAACAGTCATACTAGACAGATTCTGCACTAGTGGGTACTTAAACACAATTGTTTTAGCTCCTTCCTGTGCTGACCAAACATCAAAACCTGCATCAGTCATTTCAGTAGCAGTAATAGCTGCTACCTGCTCAATGTTGTGATTATATGCTTTACATATATAAATAGCTTTCAAGCCACCAATACTGTCTTTACAGTCAATTAAACGTCCTCTTGTAATATCACAAGCCATATTATTTTATTATTTAAAAGTTAATAAAAGGGCGGTATATTGCAACCGCCCATTTAAAGTTATTTTAGAAGTCGCAACCAACCACACCGTCAGTTTTAACCCCAACCTGTACACCAACTGCAAAATTCATAACAATTCTTACATTGTCAGAACCATCATATTGATATGTAGGTATAATTCGTGCTTCAGTCCAATCAGTAGCTAAATTAGTTCCAAATACTAAATTCTCTTTGTATGTTAAAACGATTGCATCATCTGGCATACCTGGACAAACATAGATAGGATAACCTAAATATGTAGCAGTTTCAAATGATTGGTCTGGTCCTAAATTATTAATACCTTGATGTGATGTAAATGCACCCATTCCCGCTAATTGCTGAATATAGAATCCATATGTTTTGTGATTACAGTAGAATCCAACACCTGGTTTAGATAATATGCCTGATACGTTAGCAACTGCTGAATCATAAACAATACCAAATGCTGCAATAGCATTAGTTGCAGAAACACCTGCACCACCTGCAATTGTAGCTTGTGGAAAATCAGCAAGAGCAGAAGCATTTAAACCTGTTTGGTCAAATGTTCCATCATCAGACAAAAACCCTGTTCCAAAAGGAGCAGCTCCTGTCCAAATAAATTCTTCTAATTGTTCGCCTGATTTAGCTGCAACAGTAGATAAAAGAAAGTCCTCAAAAGTTCCAGGCAAATTTCCATTTCTATCCATATTTTCACCAATCCAAGTAGGAAAAACTGTGCCACGACAGATTTCTTGATTTACTTTAAGGTCAGTTAAAGTAAGTACTTGTTCAGTCAATGCTAAATTTGCAGGAGCATCAGTTTCAGAAAAACCACAACCTGCAACTTGTATAGGGTCAGAAATTCCTAAATTAGAAATTACTGCTTTTCTATTTAAACCGTCTATTGTTCTAACATACCCTTTTGCAACGGTGTCTGGAGATTTAACTGCAGCACTCACAAAAGGCAATGCTAATTTACCTGCATAGGTGTTATCAGTTACGGTTATATTAAACTGATAATCTTTACTTAAATTATATTGATTATTCGCCATTTTTAAAATTATTTATTGTTAATGTAATATGCTGCCCGTTGTTTTGTAGACAGTTTTCTTAAATCTATAGTTGAACTAAAGTTAGAGCCTTCAGGATTGTATGCAATACCTTCTGTTGCAGGTTCGCCACTTAATTCTGTGATTTTGCTTTTTAATTCTTCAACCTGTGTCATAAGTTCACTTATAACTTCAGATGACATTTCAGTCTTATCTTCTTCAGCTTCTTCAGAAACTTCTTCAGATAATTCAGCAGATGCTTCTACTTTATCTGCTTTTAAATCAGCTACGGCATCTTCTAAATTTTTTATTCTTTTTTCCATACCTGCCCAATCAGCAACATCAGCTTCATCTCCTTCTGCTAATTCAGTTTCTTCTTCAGAAAGTTCTTCCTCAGATGCTTCAACATCTTCAGCTTCCTTTTCTTCTCCTAAGTCTAGGATTTCAGATGAATCACCGATTGTCATTTTGTTTCCGTTTTCCATTGTGTACGACCCTGCAGATAATGCTTCTGCTTCGCCATCATCACCAACAGCAAACACTTTAGACCCGATCATAAATTGCTCATCTTCTGTAGCAATAATACGACCATCATCTAATTTCATTTCAGCGTAAAATTTTACGCTATAAGATTTTGGTTCATTTTTCATTTTCAAGATATTTAAAATTTTTTCTAGAGTTCCCATAACATTAATAAATATAAAAGGGTTAAAACTGTTTACTTCTTTATCGTTTTACTGTCTTGTTTTTAATAGCTGCACAGACTTTAGCAGCCGTTTCTTTATTGCCATATTCTTTCATTTGATCTCTCATACATTCATCCCAAGAATACTTTAACATTGCTTTTCTTTTAGCAAAAGCTACATATTCTAAAATTTTGTATTTTTTCTTTCTTTTCTTTTTTCCTGTTTCACCATATTCTTCTCTTGCTGTAGCAGATGAATGGTCTGCACAAGGCATAAAGAGTTTTACACCATCAACAGTATGAGGGTGTGAACCTGAACAACCTTTAAACATTTCTGCATAGATTTCAGCTTCTTCTTTAGTTCTAAATAATGGCTCACCATCTAAAGCACCCACAGGGTTTAATTCATTGTCTAAGATTAGATTTTTGATTTTACCCATCATTACTTCATCAGGGCATTCTTCACATACTTCATCTAATATATCTACTTGCTTAGATGCTTCAATTAGTTTATCTGTGAAATATCCTTCTATACTAAACCCACGAACTTCTTTATTCTTAATAGATTCCCAGATTTCAGGATTGTTTTCTGCACTTACTTGCACAAACCAAGTTCCTATTGGTAGGTTCTTAAAACCATACATCAAACTTTTGTCATATTTCTTATCTTCTTTAATCCAAGACTCTACGACAGTTAATCCTTGTATTGGCTCTTTGTGTTCAAAGGTATGATTATTGTTGTTTAAACTATTCATAAATAGCTTCTGTGCTTGTTTAATAGTTTCTTTAGTAAAGTAAACATCATATTCTTCATTTGTTTCTTTATCTAGTCTAGGTATCTTCTTATCAGGAACAAGGATTGCTCCAACGAGTTGCTTTTTTTCTTCATCTACTTTTGCAAGTGATAAGAAATCATTATTGAAATAAACGAAATTTTCTTCTATCGCAGGGAACTTGACAATGCTTATCGCATCAACGCCAAACATATCTGCTGTTTCATCTATAATTAATTCTATAAGTTTTTTCTTTTTTCCCATAACATCTATAAATATAAAGTTCTTAATTTTGTTTACAACGTAGCTTGTGTTTCTAATTCTTCTTGCAATGCTTGTGAGCTAGAAATATCATTTTCTATTACATAGGCTTGTATAGGTTCTGTTGCTGTAGTAATAGATTCTATATTAGGAATAAAAGCTCCTAATCCTGTTGGTCCTTCTTCAACATCATCAATAGGATCATCTACAATAGGCGGAGGTTCAATTGAAGGCAAAGACCCCCCCCCACCATCACCACCATATTTAGATGGTAGTTTTGTCTTCATTATATCTCTTACACTTTTTAAACCTGTAGCTACTGCTATACCTGCTGCTAGTGGTCCTAGAATTGGTCCTGCTCCTACAGGTGGTGGTGCTAATGCTGCCGCTGCTGCACTATAGGTACTAATTGTTGCTTGTGCTATTGCTAATGCTTTTCCAGCTGCACTATCTTTACCTATTAAATCAGATACTGCACCTAATGACCCTGCAACTATATTTACTTTTTGGTCATTAGTTAATTTAGCTATTTTAACTTCTGTGTCACCTGTTTTTTTACTTATGTCTACAGTTTTCTTTGCATTCTTTTTTGTTTCTGCTAATCTTTTGTTGTCTGCATCTATAGTAGCTTGAATTGCGTCAGCTTGTTCTTTTTCTAATGCATTTAGATTTGTTAATTGTTCAGAACGCTGTCCTGTAATCCTTTCATCTAAATCGGCAAGTTCTGTTTTGGCATTAATTAAAGCAACTTGTAAATCTATATTACCTTTATTTCTAGATAATTCTAATTCTGCTAATTCTACTTTCTTTTGTGCTAATGCTTCTTCTTCTGCAAATTGTTCATCTAGTATACGCCCTAATTCTTCATTTGCTGCAATTCTTTCTTCAAAAGTTAAACTAATATCATCTCTTATTTGTCTTTGTATTTCTGCTTCTTTTTGAAATGTTAGTTGCAACTGTCTTTGTTGTGCTTCTGCTAATTTTACCTCGTTTCGTAAATTAATAAGGTCTTTGCCAAATTGCACAGATTCTTTTGCAGCTCCTTTTGCATTTTTTATAAAATCACTGAAACTTTCATTATTGCCTACAACTGCTTCTTTAACACCATCAAATGATTCTTTAGCTATTTGTCCTGCTTCTTTAAATTCCCCTTTTAATACTTTGCCTACTGCTTTCCCTAATAAACCTAAACCTTTTACTACAGAAACAACTACTGTTCCTATTTGATTTAATATGTCACCAAATACAGCAGATGCTATATTTACCTTATCTAAAATTTCTTGATTAGCACTAAATTTATCTGCTAAGAATTGTAAAGCACTAATTACAGCACCAATACCAATAGCTTTCCAAGCAAGACCTATACCTCTAAACCCTGTTGCTAAAGCTGTAGTTCCTTTTTCTGTTTGTTTAGCAGTTTTATTTATGTCAGCTAATTCTTTTTCTACTGCATCTAATCTTTTTAACGCTTCTTTAGCATCTATTTTAAGTTCTACTGTTTTTTCTATCGCCATATTATTCTAATTATTTCTTTTAACATTCTTTTAAAACTTGTGTGATATTCTTGCATACCATAAGCAAAGTCTAATTCTTTATCTTTGTATTCTACTAATTGCAAATGATCAATAGAAGGCATAATTATCTTTGTAGTATTTTCTATATATTTTTTTAATTCCATATTAACCAATCATTATTTTGTAAATATATTCCATCTCCATCTTGATATAAAGCCATATTATCGCCATATCCTAAGCTCATATTTCCTAATGTTTGTACAGTTAAATCTACTGTCAAAGACCAAACTCTTTTAGTTTCAGTTTGTAAGTCATCTAAACCAAATGACAAATTAGAATCATTATTGCTTATATATAAAGATGTTCTAGAACCAACTTCTGCTATATTAAATTGTTGAATGCCACCTGCTGTGCCTATTTGTGTGATAGTTCCCTCTATATTCTTAAATGCTGTATACCAAGAAAATGCTTCTAAATAACCTGTGGGATAACTTGAGTCAGTCCCACCTACTACTACTGCCGTTCCATTTATTCTTATTATCATATTGGAATTGTTTGGAATAGATGGATTTTTACTTCCTGTCACACCTTGAGGGTAAGCATAACCCCTTGTATTTCCTGTTGTATATCCAATTAAAACCATTCTGTGTGCTTCGCCATTGACAGAAGGAATAGATAAATTTTCATTTTTGAATTTAATTACTAAATCATCACCATTGTAAGGAATTAGAGCAGTAGATGTTTTAGTATTATTAGTTCCTACTATAAATGGTTTGTTTAATTTTGCTAGTTTACCTTCAAAGATATTTTTTACTTGACTATTACTAAAAATTGCCCTTGCATTTCTTTCGTTTTGAACCCACGCAGGTAAGCTATTAGTATTAGCAAAACAAGGTCGTAATGATAAATCAATACCTAATGAAGCAGGTGGTGGCACATCTATTATTGAACCACCTAGACAATCGCAACATTCTGGGTTAGCAAAAATACCTGTTTGAATACCATTAGTTATTGTTGGCGTACAATCAGGCGTTTCGCTAGGACACCAAGTGTAGAAACCGCCCCAATTATTATAATTTATTTCACTTACAACATAATCACATTCAAAACAAGTGTTCTCATAATTTTCATTAATTTTCAATAAAGTAACTTTTGTAGAAACTTTTGCTCCTACTTGATAATTTTGGATTTTTAAAATTCGCCACCAAGAATCTTTAATAAAAATTTCATCATTAAATTTAAAGTTAAAAATATCTACTTCATTTAAATTCAAATAACATTCCATTATTCTTGCATCTGCATCATATATGCTATTTAAATAATTATTCCAATATAAATAGTACAAACTATTTTGAGGAATTACAGTGTTAGCATCAGAATTAAATACTGATAAATCTCCGCTAATAGGCGGAGCAGGAGACCAATATAAAGATTTTGTAGTAGTTGTAATTGTTGATACACCTGATGATGGTGTTAAATTATAAGGACTACATAAGGGGTATGTTTGAAAGGAATAAGATGTAATTACAGAACTGTTTTTGTCTTGATGATGAAAATATATAGTTATAACATTGCCTGAGTCATCTTGAATGTTAGTGGCAGAACCATTATAGAAAAACAACTTAGGTTTTGTTTCTGTTATAATGTTTTCATAACCGCCTTCTACTGCATTATAAGTAAATTCATATTGAACTGCCATATTTGGCAAAGCTGTAGGAGATTGGGAATCTTCTGCACTTATAAATACTTTTTGATTTATATAAGGTGAAAATATAGGATTATTTTTTAATGTTCCTTTAGCAAAATCATTGTTGTTTTCTGTTCTAGAAAATTTGCCATATACATTTAAATCAGGTGCTTCTAATTTCATAGATTTATTAGCAATATCTATATCTTCTAAATCACTTAAAATTGTTTCTTTTTTTTGTAATTGAGTAGTATCTTTTACTATAACCTCTTTTGATGTGTCTAGTTTTTTTGTCCAATTTTTAATGCTTCCGTTTGCTAAATAATCATTATAAGGCTCAATAAGTATATTGCTAGGATTGTTGGGGTCAGTAACCATAACAAGATTGAATCTTTCTATTATATCTTTTAAAAAAGATTTTTGCGTTATAGAAGGGTCAATACAAGCAGGAATTGTTACTTGCCTGTCATATACATCAGGTGTAGGACCATTCCAACTAAATTGAATTATATTTTTACAGCCATAAAAATAATTTGGCGCTGTAGTAACATCAGCCGCATATTTCATAATGGCTGCAGATGAAGAACTATATCTTCTCCACCCCTCATAACTAACTATAAATTTTCCTGATTTTCCTACAGGCATAGCACTTAATGAAACTCCAACAGCTGTACTAAAAGTCTGCGTTCCTGTTGATGCCGATTGTAATATAAAATAAGAAGCCTCCCCTTCTCCATAAACTGTGCCATAATCTGTTTCTCCTGTTGTTGGATTAAAGTCTATTATTTTTATTCTAATTTTTGATTCAGGTATATTAGGGTTTAGAAGGGTGTTATTTATATTTGTAGCTGTTGAGTGAAAGCGAAGAAGAACATCACCTGTTTGCGCTATACTATTTTTAGTAAAATAATTACCTGCAGTATTCCACATTCCACTAGGATCAGATGGTTGATTATAACCTAATCCAGCTAAAGGTGAGTTTGTATTAGCTTTAACTAAAGACCAATTATCATATTGGTAGTCACTATTATAAACTGTCCACGTTCCCCAATTTTCAGAATTTCCAACTTTTGTGCCACCTATAATTTGCCCTACAGGCTCTGTTTGTGGTCTAGGCAATGCAGTATGATTACAAGTGGTCATAAAAATTTTACCAAAATAATCGCCATCTATAAAGCTAGATGTATAACTAAATCCTGCTTTTGCTATTATTAATCTAAATAATTCTTTTATTTGAATTGCAGGTCTAAATTGCGTGATAGGTACTTGTAAATTAGATTCATCTCCTGTAAGTGATGAAGCGCTTAAATATGCTGAAGCATCAACTCCATAATAAGCATTGCCAATAGTAAAAGACATAGGGTACATAACCTTTTGAACATCTACATCAGTATCTCTTAATGATGTTCCTGCTATATTTACAAAACCACTATCAGAACCATTCCAAGAAGCAGCTAAATTAGCAGCAGTAAATGTGTGGTCTAATTCTTCACTATAAGTTCCATTATCATTTAAAAAAACATCTTGTAATTTATTGCTACCTATTACAGTAAATAAATCTGCAGTATTAGACAATAGGACTACTTGATAAAACTCTGCTTTTTGATATACTGCTTTTAATTGAATAATGCCTTCAAATTGACTAACACCATCAGCAAATAAAACAGCATCAAATGATTTCTTAGTATCAAAAACTAAAGTACTTGCATTAACATTATACCAATCTTGAAAAAATTTATTATTATTATTAGTGAATGGTAATTTAAAAGTTTGACTAAAATTTGCTTTTCTTTTCTCAGGTTCTTTAACATCAGAAAATTGAAAGTTAAGACTTATATTAGGTGATTCTTGTAAATCTAATTCATAAGATGAATCTAAAGTAGCACTTGTTGTAGCTTTTCTATAAGCAACTAATCTAACTTTCATTAGCTATTGGTATTTAAAGGATTAGCATATTCTATATTAATAGTATATTGTATTTTAATTTTATTATTAGCAATTGTTTTTCTTACTATGCTTTTATTTGTAACTAACACAGGCACAGTATATGTAGTGTCTGCATTTTCTATTATAAATACATCTGTAGACATTACACATTTTTCTAGTAATTCAGCATCTTCTTCTGTAATAAAATCTGTGTTTAATGTTTCTTTTAATATAGCATCTGTTTTTCTTACCTTGCGTGTACTATCAAAATTATTATATGAGTATTCTGTAGAATTATATTCCCCTAATACTTGTCCAAATGAATCTTTTTTTACATCTACACTTTGTTTAGATTTCATTTTAAAATTAAAATAATCCCAACAACCTAAACTATTTAGCCAACCCAATCTTCTTATCTTAAACCCTTTGCAACTAGCATCTTGTCTTATAAAATAATATGGTGCGGTTCTTCCTGACGCTCCCACAAGTCCTTGTATTGTGTAATATGCCCAATTAGAAAAATTAGATGGTCTTGCATCTGTAGTTACAGATTGTGCTTGTAAATTACCTGGACCACAACCAAAATAAATTAACCTTTCAGCATTATTACTTACTTCACCACCACTAGTAGAAGGGATTGCTCCACCATTTGTATTATTATTAGTGAATGCTTTAAATGTACCTATTTGTGAGCCATCAGAGTCAAAATATAAGATTACTATTTTTTCTATTGTGCTATCAAAATCAGCTTCACCATTTAAAAAGGCTACAGTATGAAAATCGCCTGTGTTTGTAGAATCATCCCATTGAACATAATTTCTGTATACTGAGGAACTAACAACATCTCCAGAGCTTTGTTGCACATCACTTAAAAATCTTCCGTTAGCATCTTTAGTTTGAAAAATTTGAAATGCTGTTCCTTGAAAATATGTTCCTGATGCTCTCGGTGTTTCTAAAGGCAGTGATGCTTTTATATAGTATTTTTGATTTGGTGCATTTACACTTGTATTTTCAGTAGGACTTATATTTGCTCCTGCTGAGTATTCTTGATATGCTTTGATATAAATATATCTAACCTGATTTTGATTTTGGCTAAATGGTTTTGCTGCTACATTAGAACCCAATGTATGAATTGACTTAGTTGTGTCATTTTGATCTGCATAAGTGTTTTCTAATTGTGTATTAATAATGTCACTAATATCATAAACAGCATAAACATTTGTAGTTCCTGTAGCATAACCATTTGGTCTTTGTTTTATTTTCCCTAGCAATTCTCCAGAAGCATCATCAATTCTAATTTCAAAAATAAATTTAAAATAGAATAAGTCTGTTATATCTGTTTGTTTAACTGTATAAGGAACTACAGGTGTCCAATTTGTAATTACAGGTACTTTAGCAGCCGTTTCTATAGGTCTTTGTGGTAATGATATACTTCCTATTGCCATATTATTTTATTATTGTTTCTAATTGTTTTTCTAAATCTTCACCAAATGCTTCTACTATTGCATCTGTTTGTTTTTTTAATTGTTGCGTAAATGGTCTGCTAAAGAATTGTGTTCTTGTTAAACCTCTTTGATATATTGCTCTTTGTATTAAAAAAGCTAAACTTTTTCTTTTTATAAACTTCCCATCTTTTCTAGCTGCTTTTAATGGCTTACTTACTATCCATCTATCAATCACCCCTCTAGGTGGCATCTTATTAGAAAACTTAAAAGGACTGCCTTGACCCCTCATTTTTCCTTTACCTTTATAACCACCTGCACCCCTTACACCTTCATCTACAAATGCCCAATAATCCTCAGCACCACCAAATTCAAATTCTAATGTTACACTATTTTTAGATGCTGTAACTAAATAATCATAATCATTGTATAATGTGTTTTGGCTAGTTGTTTTCTTTTTCTTTTTTAATATACTCCTACCTTCTTTGACAACTTTGCTGCCAAGTTTCTGCATTGCTTGTATGGTGTTTATAAATTGCATTAGCTATTTGGTGATATTGGCACAATACAAAGATTGTTCTTGTTATTTACTTGCATACTTATAGATGCTGACCAACCTGTTAAAAGATTATCAAAACGCGCTGTAAATGGTTCGCAAGATATTGGCAAGTCTAAAACAACTTCATCATCAACCCAACTTGTAGAATATAGGTTTTGATGAAACTCATTAATTACATCTTGCAAGATTTGTAGGTTTTCACTTAGTGTATCTAATCTGCCTAATCTTTCATTATTAGGAGCATCACCTACTTCATCATTAATCATATCTAAAACATATATTGTAAAAGTATAAGTCATTACACCCTTATCTACTGTTGCAGTTCCTGGCTCTGCATATAGTATCACATAGTCTGTAGCACCAAGTTTATTAATGTCCACCTCATCCATAAAGCCACTATGAAAGCTATTGATCATATAGTGCTTATCAGCAATTGTTTCTAAAAATCCTACCGCGTTTCTAAAAGTTATCATAGTTGCTTCTTTGTTTATTATTATAATCTTGAGAATAAGCTAAATATGTTAGCACCTCTAAGATTGGTAATCTTGTTATTTTATTTATATGGAGTATATTGTTATTAGAAAGCATATAGAGGGTGTTGTACCAACCCCATTTAGATTGCATACTTACCCCTTTTGTGCTTTCACTTCCTGAGCTTGTAAATAACTGAGCGAAATCCTTGCCAAGTTTTCCCCTAAAGTCAAAAAAAAACCTAGCGAACCTAATGCTATATCCATTGGACAATCTTTAAATAATTCCTCTTTAAATTCATCAGGGTTATATTCTTCTATGCTGTATCTTTCTCCCCTAGAAAAATTTATCTTTCTATAAAGTATTGACATAATAGTATGCAAGTTTTCTATTGGCTCTTTACAATAGCTTTCTAAATCAATATATTCTCCTGTACTAATGTTACTAAGATTAGGACAGAATCCATATTCTTCATCTTTAAATTTAAATACCTTTCTAAATTGTTCTTTGTCTGGCTCAGTATCAATCATCTTTTTAATTATCCCCATTATGTCTAATAAGTCTTTGTAAGCCATTTTCTTTACTACAAATGGACTAGTGCCACATAATAGAGCTAAACTCTTTACAATCTTGTTTTTCTCACTTCCTTTGCCTTCTTGTATTTTTACATACTTTTGATAAGTGTCTATTGTTATATCAGACCAATTATCAGGTATTGTTAATTTAACTTCCTTCATTACTAATAAATATAAAAATTCATAATTTGTTTTTTCTACAATATATAGTATTTCCCACTATGGTTAACACTAAGTTTATTTAAACACAAATAACGTGTTGCATCAATTAAATGGTCATTGACTTTTACAGGTGTATTAAGCACATCACCATTTTTATCAGTAGCCCATTTATAACCTCTAAATTCTTTAATAGCATTTAAACTATCTTTAGTAATATGCAACTTATACCTTCTCATTATATCTATGCCTAAATGTATTCCTGCTCCCTTCTTAGCAGGTTTTATATTGAATCCCTGTCTGTATATTTCTTCAATAGATTTAGGTTCTGCTGAATCGCCTATTATTTCTGACTGTCTATCTATTCTAAATTCCTTTAGCTTATTAGCAAGGTCAGTATTTGTCAATCTCTTTTCATATAACATTTCTTTAATGTATAAATTATCATCAGATTGATATACTGCTACTAATGCTGTTGGTGAATTTGTAAAACCAAAGTCTAATCCATAGCCAACCAATCTGCCTTGCACTTCATCTACTAATTGAAAGTTCCTGAATATCATTGTTTGTATAGAACCTATTTCACCCATTCCATAAACACGCCAATAGTCAGGGTCTATGTCTTTAAGTCTTTCAATCTCTGCAATAGTATCTTTATCTAAGAATGGATTTGCTTTATATGTTGACTTAATAAATGTGCAATCATCTCTAGTCATAACTTTATCATATATCCAAGAATAAGGATCAGACGGGTTGTAGTCTAAATAGACTTTGCCTGTTGTTCTAAGTATAAGTTGCTGATAATCTTCATAAGTAAATTCATTAGCTTCGTTTAGCCATAAATAATCACGCTTACGACCACGAATCTTCTGTGGTTGGTCAACACTAATAAATTCAATTAGATTGCCGTTAAGACTGTAAGATAATTCTGACTTGTTGTGATTTTCTTCTAAGTATAATCCTAGTTCTTTTAGCAATTCCAACACATCACGATAAGCAGTTCCTTTAAGTGCAGGTAATGTTTTCCTACATATAGTAAATACTTTGCCTGTTTCTTTTAATGCTTTAACTATAAATAATTGACAAAGCGAATAAGTCTTTGAAGAACGTGTCCCCCCCTGAAGACAAGTAATTCGTGTGCTAGACTTATACGCCTTGTGAAAT